CACACCACGAATATGATTGCGGAAAGCAATTGCTTGATCCCGAACCAATGGATGAGACTGGTCGCCTACCTGAATAATTCTATCTAAAGCCCGTTCAGCCAACTCCTCTGGAGTAAAGCCACCATGATCTTTAGTAAATACTTGAATCCCGTTGGATTCGCCTAATCCGTGAACGCTAATCATCTAACTGGATACCTTACTTGTCCGCTGCGATAGGAGTCTTGACGGTCTTTGGCATCACCCAACTGTTTGAGTTCTACCATTGCTCGGTCAAAACGGGCTTTGTATAAATTAACGGTGTCTGCATCTGACTTCATAAAGTTAGCCGCTTCTAGTAAAGCGCCATATAACAATACGGAATCAAAGTTATTGCCAAGCCAGCTTGTACCGGCCGTAACGATTGACTCTGGGTAGTAGAAATAATGCAGCTCTACCGCATAGTTTGCATCGGGCGTTGGTCCGAGAATAAAGGTGTTGTCGTCAAAAATGGCGTAATACTCTGGCTCTGCATAGAACGCAGCATCTGTATCGGGGTACGACTCACGGATAAAGTTCACATCTTTGTTTAAAAGGTAGTGGTATTCATTCGCCGCATTAATCACCGCAAGACTAAACGTAGCCAACCAATCAGACGGGGTAGCTAAATACTTATTCCCGCTAGTCATGTTTCCCGTCATATTCTTACGGAACGCAGGCATCTGCACCGTATTAAAAATACTTTGCTCTGCCAGCTGTACAAACCGAGCAAGCTGGGCAGGAGACGTGAAAGCGCCTACCGTTGCCGGGAAGTCGTTCTCAGCAAAGCCTTTGATTGCGGTGGTTAATTCCGTGTAATTCATTACGCCATTGGTCCTCGTGCCATTACACCTTTAGTAGCTGCGCCAGTACCACGGATTTTAATGCCCGTAGTTTTAACGTCATCCGCATCAGGATCGCCTGCGCTTACACGTGGGACTGGTTGACCGCCTGGTTTCATCTTGTTTGCAGCCAATGAATTTGGATCAGGAGGACGGCTTACGGAAAGCATTGCGTCTTTTGCGTTCATGGTTTTACCTTTCATGGTGTGTGGCTCGGCATAGACTTTGGCTTCGCCAACTTCTTTACCCATAACCTTTTTGCTAAATTTAGCCATGATTAACGGCCTCGTCCTGCGGATTTACGCATGCCTTGGTTTTGCACCTTAGCAAGATTACGTCCAATTTTCTTCATTACATTTTGGTCTTTGCCTAACATCTTTGGCTTTGACTTTAGTACTGAAGATGTTGGGCCGCTATCACCTAAGTTATGCCCTTCAGTTTTACCTTTTTTGGCTATGCCATCTGCATCGCTTTTAAACATTTTCTACTCCTAAGTTGTCGTTATCGTTACACTACCCACCAAACAGGATGGAGCCAAATCGTTCGGTGTTAAGCCGTCATCTCTAGCGCCGCCAACAGGGTTCCATCCCCATTGAAATACTCTACTTCCACCCTGAGGATAACCAACACCCTCTAAGGTTGTATCATTTGTTCCGTTAATCTGCAAACCACTACTACCTGATACCCTATAACTTACGTCTGGTCTTGGCTCCCGTACTGCTTGGGGGTCATTGACTGGATACATACCTAAAGACAACTGCGGTTGATCAGGTTCCCAACATTCTTGACATACCTTAATATTAACTTGTTTGGTCTTAATAGTCAGTTTTCTAAGCTCTTTTAGCTTATATCGCTGACCACATCGATCACACTCCGCAATCGAATTTTTACCACTCGCATACTTACTAGGCATAGAACATAGTCCTTGGCACGAACCGAGATGCTGCTTTTTCTCTATCTTCGGTAGATGCCATTAGCCATTGCTCTTCGTATTCACTTTTTAAAAACTGCATTCTTGGTAAAGCATCTGGTAGTTTTTGAGCCAAATAAAAAGCCAATCCAGCCACCATACAAGGTAACAAGCGGAATGGGATATCTTGCTCTACCGTCCCATTAGTGCCAGCATCTTGGATTCTACGCATCCGCCAGTAAACAAAAGTATATGGGCCACCACCAGCATCAGGAGTAGGCCAGACATTAATAGAATTAAGGTTTTCAACCGATACGGCGGCTCCAGCTGTATGAGAAGCAGCCGTTGTGCCGTACTGACCACGATAACAGTTAGTAAGCGTATTTCCTATAACGTTTGAATACCCAATGATTTCTGTACCAATCTTAATAAAACCGCCACTAGCCAATTGACTAGCGTCACTAACGTCTATAGATGTAACTGTAGAGTTAATGCTTGCGGTTAGGGTAACAGTAGTTGAATTAGATTGAGCAGTCTGACGGTTGATCCAGCATTGAATCGGGCGACCTTGAGTCAGTTTGTTAGGGATAGTAGAGTAAGTTGACTCAGAGATACGGCTGATATTGATGTCAATTTGATTACTTTGAACGCCATTATTCTGGCGAACAACCATATCTAGGATATCAATTGTGTCGTTTGGCATAGGGTATAAGCCCTGACCAGTGACCATATTGATCTGTCCTTCTTCAATAGTCCATAGGTTAATCCCACGGTTTGCCCATTCAATAGTCAATAGATTCAGTGATCTACGGGCTGTACGTAAGTCATAGCCTGTACGCAATTCCTGACCGCAACGCTCAAAAGCCTCTTCTACGAGGTTGTTAAGATCTAAATTAAACCCTGTTGTTCCAGAAGTAGCCATCAACTAACCTTTCGAAACGGTTTTACTTTTGCTTTTACTTTTGCTGGCTGGGGCACGAACTGCTTTCCCTGTGCTTTGCCTGCTCGTTTTGCTCGTGTTGTTGCTGCGTACTCTTGGGGACTTAGCGACTGGATTGCTTTTTTTGGCAGGTATCTCTCGCCCGTTTCGGACGACTTCTTCCCTGACTTGGTTGTCCACTTCTGGTCTCCCCAAGCCTTTAAAGAACGCTGCGACTTTGCTAATCCACTCATTTATAACCACCGCCAGCCGCCTTATATTTTTTAGCTACCAATTGAGCTTTACGAGCAGACCATTGACCCGCACCAGTACCATGCGTTGCAGCTGCTTTCACTTGAGAAACAATCCGCTTACGAAGGCTAGGTTTGGTATAGTTACCCGCTGCATTTACTTTACCACCCTCAGCATACTGCGTAAAGTCGGTATCATCCCTACGGGCTTTCTTAACCCCCTTGCCCATCTTAGAGGGCATTATGGCGCCCATGCCTCTGCTTGGTCTCATACTATTCTTCCACGGGTTTTACCCTTAGTTGCGCAGCCGTCAGCTCGCTTAGAAGCCATGCCACCAGACTTCATTTTCTTAACTGAAAATAGTTTTTCAACCATTCCTAGCCTTTGAGGTTTAGTTGTTACTTTGCTTACAATCTTTTCCCGTTCTGACTTAGTTTTACCTTTGTCATAGAACCCAGCCTTTTCTAATGCTTTCTTATGAGAAGCCTCAGATACCTTGCCGCCAGCTTTGTACGGCTTGTCTAAACCTTTCATGCCACTAAAGTCGCCGCCAGCACTGCCGCCGCCACCCCCAGCAACTCTACCACGTCCCACTTTTTTTAAGTTCATAGTATCGCCAGAGTCAGTAAACTTAGGCTCTGTTATACGATGTCCTGCTGATGCAAGAGGGGCTTTTCTAGCCGTTTCAGCAGCCTCTTTAAATTCTTTAGTCTCTGATCTTTTTGGTGGTTCTTGATAAGGGACACGAGTAATTTTAGCTCCTGGATACTTTTCTTCCAGACTCATACCGCCATCATTAAACTTTTTCACTTTGCCACCCTTCTTAAACGGTTTGTCTAAGCCCTTCATACCACTAAAATCACCACCAGCTCCACCGCCGCCACCAGCTCTAGATAAGCCGGGAACTTTCTTATGTTCGTTCCTAGCTTCGTTTAAAGCCTTACCTTCATTAACGTACTTCTCTAACTTTTCAGCAAACATCTTGGCTTTTTCTGGATTAGCCGTTGGGTCATTAGCCATACCACGTTGCATTCTTTCCAAAAAAGACTTGCCCTCACCTGTTGAGGCGGATGAGGATGCAGGCTGAACTGGCTTAGTCATTAGGCTCTCGTTTTCCCACGAATAGCGCAACCGTCTGCACGTTTAGATGCAGAAGAAACGGATCCACCAGAGGCTTTTTTAACGGCAACTGTTTTCATTCCAGCTGGTTTGCCAGTCTTTGAATAAGTCTGATACGACATAGTTGGATCTTTTACTTTTCCACCTTTTTTGTATCCAGCGTTTTGATATGCTTCGCCTTCTCTGGCACTAGCAGGAACCGATTCCCGCATTGCTTTGGCTGCACGGATATCATCCCTTGCTGCTTTAGCCATTGTTGGCATCATCTTGGAGAAAATATCCTTCTCTCCCTCGATACCTTCAATCATCTTTTCCCGAGACTTATTAAGTTTCTCAGTCTCTTTTTCGGTTGGTTTGCGATAGGTAGCCATTAGATCATCCGTCCTTTAGTTTTGCCACGCATAGCGCATCCATCGGCACGCTTAGAAGCTGAGGAAACCTTGCCACCGCTGGCCATCTTCTTAACAGATCCGCCTTTTTTCATACCGAGTTTTGCTGGCTCTCTAGTCAACTTAAGTGATTCTCTGCCGAGCTTTGGAGTCATTCTCTCAAATTCATCCATGGTGTATTCACGGAGCTTATCTTTTCCCAAGAACTTAGATCCAGACTTAAGCAGATTGGCAATCATTCGCGGCCCCGGAATAAATCCTTCTGGCTCTACACGCTCAAGACCTTGTTTGGCAAGCAACTTCTGCATACGAGCTTTTTCTTCGGCTGGCATAACAGGAGCTGGTTTAGTAACAGCTACGGTTGTTTTTGTAACTGATTTCTTGACTGGAGCTGGCAATTCATTTTGCTCTCCATATCCTGTTTTACCAGCAGGAGAATCGTCTGCCATTACGGAGCGCATCGCTTTTTCACGAACATCATCGCTAATGTTCTTGTTTTGTCCAGTAGCCGATTCAAAACTCTCTTTAGCTTGAGGTCTGTCGGGAAACTTACTGCGCATACGAGCCAAAATATAAGGATCAGTACGGTCTGCTCCACCAAGAAACTCTTCTTGTTCAGGGGTAAATCCACCCTCTTGGAAACGTTTAACTTTTTTCTTCATGATTAGCAGCTCCCACCCTTTTTCATTTTGACCATAGAACCTTTGGTTTTGCCTTTGATTTCAATACCACCACCACGAGCCATCTTCTTAGGAGCGCAAGCCATACCACCAGACTTTAATTTGCTCATGTCAGATTTCTTGCCACCGTGCAATTGCTTCTCGTGCATTCCAACGGCTTTCTTGACAACCTTCTTGTCCATCTTGATGTCAGAGTGAGCCATGCCACCTTTTTTCATGTAGCCCATCTTGTTACGAACTTCTGTAGGTAATTTAGATAAACCTGGATTGCTATCAGAATCAACTTCTTTCAAGCCACCAGCTTTAAATTTACGACCTTTATCTGCTTTCATGAACTCTTCCCCTACAGTTTTAGGTACGCCAACTTTCTTGGCAAATTTGGGATTGTTAGCTACAGCAGCCATAAATCCGTGTTGTTTTTTAGATGTGCTTGGCATTATTTACTTCCTAATAAGTTCGTCAATTTTGTTTTCAAGTTT